TCGCGTGGAAGTCTCGCGCCTGATCGGCGCGTCAGTAGTCGTGCGTGCGGCCTGCTCGTCGAGCGGGCCTTTCGTGTTTCAACAGTGGAGGAGGCCATGGGCCGGAAGAGGAAGCAGACCGACATCGTCGACGCGATCGAGGAGAACAAGGCGGCGGAGAGACGCGTCAACTCGGAACTCACCGACGACGAAAAGCGCGCGCTGCTGATCCAGCACCGCAACGCATACGAACTCGCGCTGGCCGAGAAGAAGGCGGCCGACGCCGAGTTCAAGAACATCTGCAAGAAAGCCCACGCGGAATGCGGGCCGACCGCCGTCGCCGACATCAAGAGCGCGATCAAGCTCGACGAGCCCGGCGGCAAGATGGCGGTGGAAGCCGAGATCGCCCGGCTGCACCGCGTCGCGCGCTGGATGGGCCTGCCCGTCGGCGCCGAGCCCATGATGTTCGAAATGCAGGACCGCCGGCCCGCGGTCGACATCGCCTATGACAGCGGCAAGCTCGCCGGCATGGCCGGTGAGACCCAAAAACCGCCCTACGACACCAGCGTGCCGCAGTATCAGCGCTGGCTCGAAGGCTGGCACGACGGACAGGACATCATCGCGAGCGCGTTCAAGAAGCTGGAGCCGCTCGACGTGCCGTCCGAGGCCAAGAACGGGGCCGACACGAAAGACCCGCCGTTCATTCCGCCGGCCGAGCCGGTGCCCGACGCGCCGGCGCCGCCCGCGTGAGCGAGATTGCGTTTGTTGTCCCCGGGGATGTCGTTCCTTGGGCTCGCACTGGCGGCGGGGTGACGCGGCATCGCTTCATCCCGGACCGCCAGCGCAAATACATGGCCCAACTGCGCGCCGCATGTCAGAGCGCAATGGAGGGCCGCTCCGTTCTCGATGGGCCGATCGAACTCTCAATCGTGGCGAAATACCGATGGCCGCAAAGCATGCTCAAGAGAAGGGCCGGCGCGCTTCCAGAGTGGAAACATTCCGTGCCGGACGCGGACAACATCAGCAAGATCCTCAAGGACGCCCTCAACCCGCGGCGCGCGACCGGCAAGAAGCCGGCTCTGCCGCCCGTGGTTTGGGGCGACGACTCCCAAGTCGTCAGCCTTCACGTGTGGAAGAAGTACGGCGAGGCGCCGAGCCTTACCGTGCGCATCAGGGCGCTTTGACATGAGCCGAATCCGCAGCGTTCATCCTGGACTCTTCACCGACGAGGCATTCGTGTCGCTATCGCCGATCGCGCGCGTGCTCCTCATCGGCGTGTGGACCGAGTGCGACGATCGAGGGGCGTTCGAGTGGAAGCCGGTGACGCTCAAGATGAAAATACTGCCGGCCGACAACGCCGATGTCGGGAAGCTTTTGGAGGAATTGAAGGCGGCTAATGCGGTGCGCAGTTACGAACTTGCTGGCCGTCAGTACGGTGCGGTTCGGAACTTCTGCCGGTATCAACGACCCAAAAAGCCGAAATACATTCATCCCATCGACGATGAGTTCGACACTTACGTCGCTTCAAGCGCGGCGAGTTCGGCACCGGTTCTCCCAAAGTCGGAAATCTCTCCGCAGATGGAGGATGGAGGAGGGAGGAGGGAAGGGGAGAAGAAAGCGAAGAATGCCGCTCAAGCGGCGGCGGACGAAAATGGAAAATACGCATTCGAGAGCGGCATCATCCGGCTATCCCCTAAGGATTTCGCCAAGTGGCAGAAGGCCTATTCGCATCTCGATCTAGCCGCAGAACTCATGGGCCTGACCAAATGGGCCGGCGAGCAGGGGCCTGAAAACTGGTTTTTCGCCGTGTCAGGCGCGCTCGCGAAGCGAAACCGCGATGTGAAAATCCGCACCGACGCAACCCGCAACGGGCAATTGCTCACGCCCGACGGCCAACCCTGGCCCGAGGGGATCACGTGATGGTCGACTCGATCGTGAAGCTCGTGAACATGCACCGGCACGATCAGCCGGGCTATTTCTCGCTCGACGAACTGCCCCAAGCGGCAAGCGTGAACGACATAGCGCTGAGCACCGGGTGGTGGGAGCTCGACCAGATTTGGCGCCCGTATCCAGGTCAGTTCACCGTGGTGACCGGCATCGCGGGCCACGGAAAATCGACCATGCTGCTCAATGTGCTGTGCAACATGGCCAAGCAGCACGGCACGCGATCATTCCTCTACGTGCCCGAGAACGAGGGTCATTTGCGCAACAAGATGCGCGGCATCTGGGGCAATTTCGACGGCTTTTCCGACTTCTGCCGCAACCAATGCTTCCTGCAATCTGCTCAGCCAAACCGCTACGACGACGCGCCGCGGACGCTCTCATGGGTGCTCGACAAGGCGGTGGTGGCGATCGAGCAGGACAACGTCGATGTCGTGCTCATCGACCCGTGGAACGAACTCGAGCACGCCAAGCCGCGCGACATGCTGATGACCGACTACATCCGCGAGTGCCTGATGTACCTCAAGCAGTTTTGCCGCGCGATGTCGGCCATGGTGATCATCGTCGCTCACCCCACGAAGGCCGGCGTGACCGAGGGCAAGGCGCCGGGGCTCGCCGACATCGAGGGCTCCATGAACTGGTACAACAAATGCGACAACGGCCTGGTGGTCGTCCGCGACCCGGTGGCGCACACCGCGAAGGTGATCAGCGCCAAGGCGCGCGAGATTGGCAGCGGCAAGCGCGGCATGTGCTGGTTCAACGTGGATCCAGACACCGGCGTCTACGCTCCGCAGTACGGGGGCGTGACGTGAGCGCAGAAAAGCCCGACCTCGAGCTGATGAAGCGCCAAATCGAGGCGCAGCTCGACGACTACGAGAGCGGCATCGCCGCGTATGCCGAGTTCATGGCCGGACTGCGAGCACGGCGCGAGGCCGCGGAATGAGCGCTGAGGCCACCAAGTCGGTCCCGATTTATCGCGCCATCGTGCAGCAATTCGAGCGCCGGCGCCGCGCGCTCGGGCTCGCCATGTGGAAGGTCGACGAGGCGGCCGGCGGCACGTCGCGCTACTATGCGCACATGCTCTACCCTGACACGCCGAACGGACGACAGTCGACGTGGGAGATAGTCCAGCTCTATGCCGATGCCCTTTTCCCTGACGGTTTTGTGGTCAAGATCGAGCCTGGTCGGCCCGGGTCCTTGCTCCCGAGCAAGCATCGGGTGGCAATCAAGTACATGGGCGTGCGCTACGACATCGAAACACGGCAAGACTGGATGAAGGAATTGAGCCAGAAAGGCGCGAGCAAGGGCGGCATCGCGCGCGCCAAGAAGCTGTCAGCCCGCCGCCGAAAACAGATCGCCAAGCGCGCCGCCAAAAAACGCTGGCGCACGCCGCGGATCGTGGAAATCACCAAGGGAGAGGACAATGAGAAAGATCGGATACGCCCGCGTCAGCACTGACGGCCAGGACTTGAGCGCCCAGCGTGAGGCCCTCCGCGAGTGCTCGGTGGTCTACGCCGAGAAGATCAGCGGCGCGCGCGCCGACCGGCCGCAGTTGCGCGCTATGATCGCCGCGCTGGGGCAGGGCGACATCGTGGTGGTCACCCGCCTCGACCGGCTGGCCAGATCCACCCGCGACCTGCTGAACGTGCTCGCCGAGATCACCGCGAAGGGCGCCGCCTTCCGCTCGATCGCCGATACCTGGGCCGATACCACCACGCCACATGGCCGTCTGATGATCACCGTGCTCGGCGGGCTGGCGGAGTTCGAGCGCGAGCTGATCCTTGCACGCACCGCGGAGGGCAAGCAACGGGCCGTAGCGCGCGGCGTGAAGTTCGGGCGCAAGTCCAAGCTGACCCCGCACCAGCGCGGCCTAGTGCTCGACCGCAAGGCTGCCGGCGACATGGTCCGTGACATCGCCCGCGACCTCGGCGTGAGCCACAGCACGATTTCGAGGATGCAATGAGCGACCCCGGCATGGTCAGGAGCCAATCGCGGTTCCGGCAGGCTGGGCCGACTGGTTCGCGCATCCGCAGATCGTGTAGCCTCACATCGACAGATATCCGCACTTGCTGCAGCGGAATCGCTTCTTCTCGCCGCGCCATACCTTCACGCGACCGCGGTGATTGCAGCCGACGCACTTCAATTCGATGATTGTGGGGCAGAGTTGCACGCGCCCCGTGTAGCGCTCGACCGCATCGGCAGCCTCAGCGCGCAGATCCGCCTTGCTCGGGCCCGCCTCTGGCACATCGGCTGCCGCGCGCATCAGCGCCGCATCAGTCCCACGGTCGGAGTTCAATCGGCAGCGGTTCGCTTTCGACCAGTCGAGGGCCACGCTTCATCTCCTTTCGCCACAACTTGCCGAGCCGGCGGCGCCTGATCCGCTCCCAATCCACACCAGCCCGGCGCAGCCAGTAGTTCACGACCTGGATGCTCACACCGGCCATCTCGGCCGCCTCGTGCGGCCGCAACACGCCTTGCGCCAAGAGGGCCAAGGCGACGCGGCGAGCCTCAGGGTCGAGCGTGCGCGGCATTTGATGATCATAAAAACCCACTTTCGCGGCTAGCGCCGACGCACGGCGCCGAGCACGCCACCCCTCAAAGCAACACAACACGCTGTGGCACAGCGATAAAGCGAACTTCGTCACGCCCGTGCGTTGGGTCGCCGACACCGCCCGCGCCACCAATCCCGCGCGTCCCGCATCGCGCTCCCGATTCCTTCCACAGCGAGGCGACCAGCCGAGCGAGGACCGTGAGCAAGCGCAACGCGCGCCGCGAAGTGTGTGGCCTCATGCGTCCGTGCGTTGCCGACCACGCTCCAACCGCCCCACCGTCCCGACATGTCACTCCCTGCACCGATCGAGCACCAGGGCGCACCGGCAGCGCTGAAAGGCGGCAAAGCAGGCCGTATTTCACCCGCAATGCGACGTGCGATTGACGCCCTCGTCACCGGACAGTGCAAGACCCAGAAAGACGCCGCAGCGCTCGCCGGCCTCGCTCCGGAGCATCTGTGCCGCATGCTCCAGAAACCTCAAGTACAGGTGTTTTACGCGCAGCGGACTCGCGAAACCATCGGCCGAGCGCAGATGCGAGCGGCCGCTCGCTTGGTCGAGCTTGTCGACGACGACAGCGGCCACGTGAGCCTCGACGCATCGAAGCACGTGCTCGGCATCGCCGGCATCAAACCGCCGGAGGATGGCCGCGGCGTCAACGTCCAGGTCGGTGTGAGCGTGGGATACGTGATCAAGCTGCGGCATGTGGACGACGGTGCAGTAGCGCCAAGCGCACCTGAGTTTCGCACGGAAATAACGCAGCAGGATCAAGGGTCGTGACGATGTGCGTAACTGCCGAGTTTCGCACGGATCAGGCCCACGATCGCACCCCGGGTGGGTGGCTCGAGCCCGCGCGCGTCACGAAGGCACCCGGGGGGGGGCAAAACGGGCCGCCGTTGTGGTGCGGCCCTCCCGCCCCCGAAAATGTCTGGGAACCTTTGTGCTGCGGTGCGGAATTTTTTTGGCTGAAAGGTCGCTGAGATGCTGATGCCCGCGCATGCGACGGAGGGTCTGCTATTCGGTCGGGTTGCGGTCTGCCTGCTGGTTCCGCCGGATACGCCGCCGACGGAGACGACGCAGCGGCTGATGGTGCGGACGGCGGCGCTGTTCGGCGCGAGGCTGGCATGACCGCCGACCCCGAGGACGTGTTTGGCCCGAAGGTGGCGGTGCCGGCTGCGCCTGAACCTGCGGTGCGCCCGCGGCAGACGGACCTGCGGCCGCTGTCGGAGATTCAGGCGGAGTTGCGCGAGGAGACGGCGGCGCGCGGCAGGGGGCATTTCCGGAAGCGGAGGTCGGGATGAAGCGGCACCACGCTTACATCGTAAAATGGCGCGATAGCTGCACGACGCGCGGGTGGAACCAAATCGGCGGTCTGACCGTCCAGCTTCGCGACTACGACGCGCTGCGGCATACCTCCCCGCGTAAGGGGGAGGTAGTCGAGGGGGTGGTGCTGATCCTGCCGGTGATCCGCCTCGAGCGGTTGATCGCCGAGACGGTGGCTCCGCGCCGGCGCCGCAGCCTGCTGGGCGACGCGCCGTGAGCGGCCTCGCGGAGTTCACCCCGGACGGGGACGTGCTCGACCGGTTCATGTCGTCGAGCGCGCCGGTGAAGGTGATCCAGGGCCCGATCGGCTCCGGCAAGTCGCTCGGCTGCGCGATGCTGATCTGGGCGAAGGCGCTGGAGCAGGTCCGGCAGGCGGACGGCAAGCGCTACTGCCGCGCCCACGTGTTCCGCGACACCTACGGCAAGCTGCTCGACACCACGGTGAAGACGTGGCTGGCGTGGTTCCCGGAGGAGAAGTTCGGGAAGTTCTACTGGTCGAAGCCGATGCGGCACGAGATCCGGGTCGGCGACCTGGTGCTCGACGTGCATTTTGTGGCGCTCGAGGACGAGAACGCGGCGGACTACTTCAAGTCGCTCGAGACGACAATCTGCTGGTTCAACGAAGTCCAGTTCATGGCGCGCGAGCTGTTCGACGAGGCGACGTCGCGCGTCGGGCGCTACCCGCGTGTGATCGACGGCGGCGCGGTGCGGCCGCAGGTCATCGCGGACATGAACGCGCCGGACGAGTTCCACTGGGTGCCGATCATGCGCGGCGATGTGGCGGCGCCGGACTGGTTCACCGAGAGCCAGCGCCGCGCGCACCGCAAGCCGCCGACGTGGCAGTTCTTCATCCAGCCGGCAGGCCTGATCGAGGTGAAGAACAACGACGGCGACGTGGTCGACTACGAGGCGAACCCGAAGGCGGAAAACCTGAAGTGGCTGCCGGGCGGCGCGAACTATTACCTCAACGCGGTCCTCGGAAAGACCAAGTCCTGGATCGACGCGAACGTGCTCAACCGCGTGTCGCCGCGGCGCGACGGCAAGCCGGTGCTGAAAGACTTCTCGCGTGCGGTGTATGTGGCGAAGCAGCGGCTCGAACCGATCCCGGGGCTGGAGGTCGTCATCGGTTGCGACTTCGGCCGGCGCCCGGCGGCGATCTTCGGGCAGTGCCTGCGCGGCCGCTGGTACATCCTGCACGAGCTGATCGGCCGCGACATGGGCGCCAAGACGTTTGCGCCGCTGCTGCGCACCGAGCTCGCGCAGCACTTCCCGGGCTACAAGTTCAAGATCTGGGGCGACCCGTCGGGCGACTTCAAGGGCCAGAACGACGAGCAGGTCCCGTTCCAGATTTTCCGCGCGCACAAGCTGCCGATCCTGCCCGCGCCGTCGTTCCTGTTCACGGTGCGGCTGCAGACGATCGAGGCGGTGATGTCGCGCATGAGCGAGGGGCGGCCGGACCTCGTCATCTCGCCGACCTGCACCACGCTGATCGCGGCGTGCGACGGCGGCTGGCATTACCGGCGCATGAAGGTCTCGGGCGAGCACTACGCAGAGGAGCCGCAGAAGGATGAATATTCCGACCCGGCCGACGCGTTCGGATACCTGCTGCTCGGCGGCGGCGAGGGTCGGCTGATGCTCACCGGCTCATCGACACCGGCGCGCAAGGTCAACACCATCTCGGCGAGCTACAACCCGCTCGGTGCGCAGCGCATGGCGGGCGGACGACGGTGATGTCGATTTTCTCGACCTCCCGGTAGGGCGGAAAAATCGACATGGATGAGCGGGTCTACCTCCTGTTCTTCGGCGACACGCCGCGCCGCGCCTGGTGGGCGAATTTCCTGCGCCCCGGCTTCCGGCATATCGCGGCCATGTCCTATCACGCCGACGCCGAGCGCTGGGTGTACGTCGATCCCGCGCTGCGCTGGACCGTGATCCGCATTCTCACCCAGGAGCCGGCCGGCCGGCAGATCGCGGTGCTGCTCGAGCAGAGCACGGCGGTGCTGCGCATGGCGTCGCGGCCGGGCAGGGGCGGGGCTCCGGCGTTCCCGTGGTGCGTCGGGCAGATCAAGGCACTGATCGGCGTGCGGACCTGGGCGCTGACCCCGTGGCAGCTATACCGCAGCCTGATCCGGCGCGGTGCAGAACATGTCGACATTGAACGGCAGTTCAAAGGGCGCAACGTCAGTGATGTTGAACGTCCCGGCCGGGACGTAGACCTTGCCGCCACCTGCGCGGACACATGCGGCGCTCGCAGCGCGGAAAGCGTGACCGTCAAAGGCGATGCCGTTGCCGACTGCGCCGAAGTCCATCACGTTGAAAACCGCCTCCTGGGCGGCGACGGGGGTCGCAATCGCGATCGTGCTGGCGGTGGCAAGCAGGCCGGAGAGGAATCCGCGGCGGCTTAGGCTGGTCATCTGTCGCCCCAAATCGGTTGAGCACACACCCTACCACCCCGTGCGTTGCTGCGCCACATCGGCCCGCAGCACCTTCCCCAGCATGAGCGGCATCTTTGGCGGTGACGAGCCACGCCCGACAGCACCCAGCGCAGCCCAGCAGCGCGCGGATCAACTCGCCGCGACCGAGCGGGAGCGCAGCGAGCGCGACCGCGTCTCGACGATCCAGGACCAGCTTCGGCTCGAAACCTCCTCGCGCAGCCGCGGCTACGGGCTGACCTCGCTGTTCTCCTCGCTCAGTTCGAGCCGGCGCTCGCTGCTCGGGAGCGGCTGACATGGCCGCCGCTCCGGTCCCGTTCAAGCCGGCCGCGAAGGCGCCAGAGACGCCGCACGAGGCGCTGGCCAAGGAGATGAACAAGCTCCTCACCCGCGCGCGCGACGATCGCAGCCGGCACGAGGGTGACCTGAACGACTGCTACACCTACGCGATGCCGTGGCGCCACCGGTTCCGGTCGACCCAGCCCGGCACCAGCTACGCGCAGGTCTACGACGAGACCATCAGCATCGTGCTGCAGGACTTCGCGGCGGACATGCTCAACACGTTCACGCCGCAGAAGAACAACTGGCTCTCCGAGGAGCCGGCCGTCACGATGCGCGACGCGGACAAGGCGGAGATCACCAAGCCGCTCAAGGCGCGGCAGAACGTGATCTTCTCCGAGATGTCGCGCTCCTCGCTCTATCCGGCGCTGCAGGAGGGCTACCTCGATCTCGGGCCCGGCACGATGGCGCTGCTGATCAACGACATCGGCGCGACGCGGCCGATCCATTGCGAGGCGATTCCGATCTCGGATTTGTTGATCGTGAAGGGCCCGTTCGGCCTGGTGTCTGGCGTCTTCCGCGAGGACAAATGCCACATGCGCTCCGAGGTGAAGGTGCTCTGGCCCGACGCTGATCTGTCGGTGATCGGCCCCGAGCCGCAGGACCCGGACACGCAGGAGCTGAAGATCACCGACGGCTGCTGGCGCGACTGGAACGACGTCGGCACCGAGACCTACAAATACGCCGTGATGTGCAACGGCAAGATCATCCTGCGCCGCACCTACACCGGCGCCGGCTCGTGCCCGTTCATCGTGGCGCGCTGGCTGCGCGACCCGACCACCGCATGGGGCGTCGGCCCGACGCGCCTCGTCATCAAGGCGATCCTCACCGCGAACCACGTGCGGTATCTCGACCTGAAGAGCTACGACAAACACGTTGACCCGCCGATGTCCTATGAGGATGACGGCGTATCAAACTTCGAGGGCGGCATCGTTCCCGGCGACTATGTTCCGCGCGCCGTCGGTTCGGAGGCGCCCGAGGCGATGGAGAGCAAGTCGCGCTTCGATGTCGCGGTGTTCGAGCGCGACGAGGGGCGGTCGATCATCCGGCGCGCGCACTACCAGGACAAGCCGGAGCAGCAGGGCAAGACCCCGCCGACCGCGACGCAGTGGGCGGACGAGCGCGCCGAGCGCGCGCGCCGCATGGGCACGCCGGCGACCAACCTCGTACTCGAGCTGCAAATCCCGATCTACCAGCGATTCAGCTACATCCTGGAGCAGCGCGGCGCGCTGCCGAAGGTCAAACTGAACGGTGCGGACGTGGCGCTGCAGCCGGTGTCGCCGCTGTTGCGCGCGCAGGAGCAGGAGGAGGTGATCCGCCTCGACCGCTTCGCCGAGATGATCGCGGCGCGGTTCGGCCCGGCGATCGCGAACGTCATCATCAACCAGATCAAGTATGCGGCGCGCCTCGCCGAGTTGCTCGGCATTCCGAAGGATCTGCTGCGCAACGAGGTCGAGATCAAAGGCGCAATCGAGCAGTTCGCCGGCCTGCTGCAGCAGGGCAATGCGCCGGCGCCGATCTCGGCCGAGGGCGCCGCACCGCCGCCGCTCGGCGCCATAGGTCCGTGATGCACGATCTTCGCAACAAGCCGCAGAGCCCCCACGGCGCCGCGCCCGCCGCAGCCCCGAGGATCGACCGCTTCGAGGATACCTGCGCGACCGTCTTCTCGACGGCGGACGGCAAAGAGCTGCTGCGTCTCATGCGCGCCCGCACGATAGAGAAGCGGCTGAACCACACATCGAGCGACGTCGACTTGCGCTGGCATGAAGCGCAACGCGAGTTCGTCCACAGCCTAGAAATCGCGTTCGAACGCGGCATCGAGGCGCGGGTGAAGGCTGCCAAATCCTAGCCGTGCGTTGGCCTGTCCAGACGGCCCGGCGCAGTTTTCGCGCCCATGAACGCAGTGACACCCGAGACGCCAAGTGCACCGCAGCCTCCGGCTGCCGTTGCCCCGGATGGTGGCCAGCCGTCTTCGCCGGCCGCGCCGCCGTCCGCTGGCGCGCTGGTCCGGCCCGAATTTCTCCCCGAGCAATTCTGGGACGACAAGGCCGGCATCAAGACCGACGAGTTCGGCAAGCACTACACCGAGGTCACTGCCACCGCCGCGAAAGCCGCCGAACGCGCGGCTGCCGTGCCGCCGAATCCGGAAGGCTACAAGGTCGAGGTGAAGCTGCCGGAGGGCCTGAAGGTCCCCGAGGGCATCAAGTTCGATCCGTCCAAGGATCCGCGCACCCCGGTGCTGCTGAAGGCGGCGCACGAGCTCGGCCTGACGAACACCGACGTCAACGCGCTGGTCGCCCTCGACGCGCAGTTCGCGATCGAGAACCACAATGCCGAGGTCGCCCGCATCGCCGAGGAGACCAAGAAGCTCGGCGACAACGCCAAGGGCCGCATCGACGCCGCGACGAACTGGCTCAACGCGCAGTCCGGCGACGGCAAGCGCTTCACCGCCGCGGAGGCGGAGGAAGTCCGCCTGATGGTCGGCAGCGCGGCCGGCGTCACCGCGCTCGAAAAGCTGATGGCGATCGTCAACGGCAGCGTGCCGGGCCACGTGCCGACGCCGCCACCAAAGCCCGAACCGAAGACCCATGCCGACCGGATCTGGCCCGGCGGGTTCAATCCCACTCCGCAAGCAAAGGTTGGCTGATCATGGCTGCCATCGGTTCCGCTGTTAATCTTCTCGACCTCTCGACCCGCATGGATCCGAACGGCAGCATCGCCTCGGTCGCGGAGCTGCTGTCACAGACCAACTCGTTCAACGCGAACATGGTCTGGAAGGAGGGCAACCTCACCACCGGCGAGCGCGTCACGATCCGAACCGGCCTGCCGACGATCTACTTCCGCAAGCTCAACCAGGGCATCCAGCCGTCCAAGTCGACCACCGTGCAGGTCGACGAAGGCACCTGCATGATGGAGGGGCGCGGCCAGATCGACAAGGATCTGGCGGACCTCAACGGCCTGACCTCCGCGTTCCGCATGTCGGAGAACCAGCCCTTCATCGAATCGATGGGGCAGACCTTCGGCGCGAAGGCGTTCTACGGCAACACCGGCCTCGATCCCGAGCAGTTCACCGGTCTCGCGACGCGCTACAGCGACGACAGCGGCCCGGCCAACGCTGAGAACATCATCGACGCCGGCGGCCGCGGCACCGACAACACCTCGGTGTGGGTCATCGATCATTCCGAGCAGGGCGTTTACGGCATCTATCCGAAGGGCCTGCAGGGCGGGCTTCAGCACGAGAATCTCGGCCTTGGCGACGCCTTCGACGCGCAGACCCCGCCCGCGCGCTTCCGCGCCTACATGGACCTCTGGCAGTGGAAAGCCGGCATGGTCGTGAAGGATTGGCGCCGGGTCGTGCGCATCGCGAACATCGACGTGTCCAACCTCATCGCCGAGAGCTCGGCCGCCGACATCCTGGAGCTGCTCGCTGTTGCGGTCGACAAATTCCCGGCCGGCTCGAAGAACCTGCGCATCTACGCGAACCGCACCGTCAAGACGATGCTGCGCATCCAGACCATGAATCGCCCGAACGTGTACCTCACCGTCGGCAACGAGGAGGGCAAGCCGAAGAACTATTTCGACGGCATCCCGATCGAACTGCACGACCAGCTTCTCTCCACCGAATCCGCCGTGACCTGATCCGCGCAAGGAGCCTCGACCATGTTCATGGACGCTGACCTCGTTTTCTCCGACGCGCAGGCCGTCACCGCCACCGCTGCGTCGACCAATTACTACGACACTGGCCCGCTGTTCACCGGCAACACCGGGCGCAACATCGGCGTCAGCAGCGAGATCTACTTTTCGACCACCGTCGATGTGGCGATGACCGACTCCAGCTCGGACAGCACGATCACGGTGACGGTCGAGACCGACGACAACACGTCGTTCTCCTCGGCGTCCACGGTGGCGACCCTCTACGTCATTCCGGCGATCACCGCGGCGGGCGCGAAGTTCTTCGCCAAGGTGCCGATCGGCGGCGGTGTGCCGTTCGAGCGCTACATCCAGATCAAGTACACGACCACGAACGGCAACCTGACCACGGGTTCGTTCACCACCGCGATCGTCAAGAACATCGACAACTGGACGAGCTATGCGTCCGGCTACTCGACCGGCGTCTGAACGGAGCCCAACCATGGCGCGCTACAAGCTGACCAAAGAGCACTACCTGCAGGACAAGAAGGCCAAGATCGAGCCGCAAGCCTACGAGAAGGGCGCGGAGGTCGACTGGCCCGGCGAGCCGAGCCTGCACATGGTCGGGCTCGACAAGGAGGGCAGGGAGCGCGTCAAGCAGCGCACCGAAGCCTTCGGCGAGAGCAAGCGCAAGGCGCAGGAGCGTCGCGCAACGCTCGGATGGTCACCGACCTACGCACAGAACATGGCGCGCATCATCGAGCGCCCCGAGCCGGGCGCTGACGCGCCCGCGCAATCCACTTCGGGCTCCGGCGCCCGCGTCCGCAAGGCAGCCTGAGGAGATCACCATGGCCCGCTACGTTCTCAAGACCGCTCACTTCCTCGACAACGTCTGGTATCCGGCCGGCGCCGAGATCGAATGGGCCGGCCCCAAGAGCGCGCAGATGGTGCCTTCGGATCAGTGGGCCATGCGCCGGAATCGGCAGAGGGCTGGCGCGGGCTCCATCAATCGGGGCCGCGTGGTCAGTAATCCGAACGCCAATCCGCCGGCGGTGAGCGGCAACATCTTCCCCGCCAAGCCCACGATGGCCGGGCCGGAAGCGCCCGCCGTTCCCGTCGCCGGCCCGCAGGACGAGCGCAACCCCGAGTTCGTGCCGCCGTCCGGCGGCCGGCCGCTTCACCCCGGCGTCGCCGAGGACGCGAGCGACGCGCACGCAACAGCACAGCTCGAGCGCGAGCAGCACCGCGCCGCCGCTGAGCAACCCGCGCCGCCCGCGAGGGGCAAGACGAAATAGCTGAGGCCGCTCTTTGACTGGAGGCGGCAATGGCACCGCGAATTTTTCGCTACGGCCCGACTGAAGGAGACGCTCCGATGGCACTCAATTACGGCCAGGTCGGCCCGGCAACGCAGAGCGATGGCAACCAGGCCGCGCTGCGGCTTGGCCGCACCGGCGAGCAGGTCGTCAGCGAACTGCACGGTCGCTACTATGAGCAGGCCTCTCGCGGCAAACTGTTCATGGCGCAGGCGATCGTCACCGCCCCGGTCATCTACACGACCGCGGCGGGCACCGGCGGCCCGCTGCTCTGGAACCCGCCGAACTCGAACATCAACGCCGCCATCCTCGGCGTGACCTGCGGCATCACCGTCGTGACGACCGTCGCGGCCGCGCTTGGTCTCACCGGCAACTCCGGTCAGTCCTCGGCGCCGGGCACCACGACCGCGATCGACGGCCGCAGCAACATGTATATCGGCGGCGGATCCTCAGCCTGCACGCCGTACCGCATCGGCACACCGACGAACGCTGGCGGATTCTTGCTGCCGTTCGCATCGCTCCACACCGGCGCGCTCACGGTCGATACCGGCGTCATGGGCCTGATCGACGTCGGCGGCATGCTGATCGTTCCGCCGGGATGCTGGGCATCGATCGCGGCGTCCGCCACGGCATCGACCACGGTCGGCACCTTCGGACTCGTTTGGGAAGAAGTCCCGATCTGATCGGGCGCTCAGGAGCTTAGGCAATGCCGAACTACAATTTCACCTCGCGGCAGAATGAGAACGACATCCTTGCCGGGCTGCCGCGCTGGGAGAAGAAGATCATCACCGACGCCTCGGTGCTCACCACCGGCGCGTCGCCGTACACGTTTTTCAACGTCGACGGCGATGTGCTGGCGCGCGTGTTCGGTACGGTGCAGACGTTGATGACGTCGACCTCGAACAACGGCACGCTGGCGGTCGGCGTCACCGGCGCCACCGCGGTGTTCCTCCCCGCCTCGACGGTCGACGGCACCCAGTTCCCGGCGGGGTCGGTCTGGATCGATGCGACCCCCACGGTGAAAGCCGAAGTGCTCGCTGCCACGCCCCTGAATTGGGCGCTGGTCGCAGGCGGCGCGGACATCATCGGCACGATCGCCACCAATTCGCTCACCGCCGGCGCCTTCACGCTCTACTGCCAGTACATCCCGCTGACGATCGCCTCGCGGGTGTACGCGGCCTGACCATGTTGAAACGCGGCTGACGCGATCGGCCAGCATCGCGCGCCCGTAGAGGAACGCGATGGCTTTTGATCCCAAAATCAACCGCAACGAAAAGGACGCGATCGGCGATCCTGGCGACGCGATTGCGACGAACACGACCGAAGCGTGGACGTCTATTTCGTTGCTCAAGGCCATCTTCGGCAAGCTCGGCGGCGGCAC